AACTACCGGCCGTTCTACGAGCCGTCGCTCAAGCGGCTGACCTGGCCCAATGGCGCGATGGCCTTTCTCTATTCGGCCGCCGAGCCCGAAAGCCTGCGCGGCCCGCAACACAGCCACGCCTGGTGCGACGAGATCGGCAAATGGCCGGGAGTATCGGGCAAGGCCGAGGCGGCCTGGGACAATCTGGCGATGGGGCTGCGGCTGGGATTGCACCCAAAGGTGGTGGCCACCACCACGCCGCGCGCCACTGCGCTGGTCCGGCGGCTGGTGGGCGAGGAAACCCGCGGGCTGGCGCATATCAGCCGCGGGACGACCTACGAGAACGCCGCCAATCTGCCACCGCGCTTCGTCGCGACGATCCGCCAGCGCTATGGCCATACCGCGCTTGGGCGGCAGGAACTCGACGGCGTGCTGCTCGAGGAGATCGAGGGCGCGCTGTGGACGCGGTCGCTGCTCGAATGCTGCCGGCACGAAGGCCCAAGCGATACGCTTTGCCGTGTGGTGGTCGGGGTCGATCCGCCCGCCAGCGACCGCGGCGACGAATGCGGCATCGTAGTCTGCGCGCTGGGCGCAAGCGGCATCGCGCAGGTGCTGGCCGATTGCTCGGTCGCGAAAGCCAGCCCAGAACGCTGGGCGCGCGCAGTGGCCGAAGCCGCACGCGGCTGGAAGGCCGACCGCGTGGTCGTCGAGGCCAACCAGGGCGGCCAGATGGTTGCCAGTGTGCTGCGCGCCGCCGACATCGCGCTGCCGCTCAAGCTGGTCCACGCCTCCAGAGGCAAGGCGGCGCGCGCCGAGCCCGTGGCCGCGCTCTACGAAACGGGGCGGGTGCGGCATGCCGGCCTGTTCGCGCAACTGGAGGACCAACTCTGTGGGTTGATGGCGGGTGGCGGGTACGAAGGTCCCGGCCGCTCGCCCGATCGCGCCGATGCGCTGGTGTGGGCGCTCAGCGAACTGATGCTGGGCCAGCCCGCAAACCCGCGTGTGCGGCAGGTTTAGCGACCAGATCGAGCGGGCCCCCGGTCAGGCCTGGCCGACGAATTTATAGCCGAGTTCACTTTCTGTCGCCCCGGGTCCGAATGGGGGCGGCTGCCGATTAGCGACCCATCAGCCGGAGAAATCCATGTCATTCTTCACCAGTCTCGTCTCCGCCTTCAAAGGCGGGGGCGGATCGCGTGCGCCTGTTGCGCGCGGCTTCGTCAGCCCCTGGGCGACTGCCTTCGATGGCGGGCCACTGGGGCGTGCGCCATTCGACTATGCACGCGAGGTGGCCGAGGCCTATCTCGCCAACCCGGTGGCGCAGCGCAGCGTGCGGATCGTGGCCGAAGGCGTCGGCGGCGCGCCGCTCGCCTGCACTGACGAGCCGCTGGCCAAGCTGCTGGCCTGTTCCTGCGGGGCGCAGCCGCTGCTCGAAGTGCTGGCCGCCCAGCTTGCGCTGCATGGCAATGCCTTCGTCCAGATCGTGAAAGACGGTACCGGCACGCCGGTAGAGCTGTTCCCGCTGCGGCCCGAGCGCGTGCAGGTGATCGCGGGCGAGGATGACTGGCCTGCGCGCTATCGCTATGTGCTCGCCGATCGCACGCTGGACATCGCGCTGGAAGACGAGGACGGCTGGCCCAACCTCGTCCACCTTAAGGGTTTCCACCCGACCGACGATCACTATGGCGCGGGCTGCCTCGCCGCGGCTGCACCGGCAGTGGCGGTCCATAATGTCGCGAGTGCGTGGAACCGCGCGCTGCTCGCCAATGCCGCACGGCCGAGCGGTGCACTGGTCTATGATGGCGAGGATGGCGGCGCGCTGAGCGCCGACCAGTTCGAGCGGCTGAAGGCCGAATTGCAGAACGCCTTCCAGGGCCATGCCAATGCCGGGCGGCCGATGCTGCTCGAGGGCGGGCTCGACTGGAAAGCGATGAGCCTCAGCCCCGCCGACATGGATTTCGCCACGCTGAAAGCGGCTGCCGCGCGCGACATTGCGCTGGCCTTCGGCGTGCCGCCGATGCTGCTCGGTCTGCCGGGCGACAACACCTATGCCAATTACCGCGAGGCCAATCGCGCGTTGTGGCGGCTGACGCTGCTGCCTCTGGCGGGCAAGATCCTTGGCGGACTGCAGGCAGGGCTGAGCGACTGGTTCGCCGAGGGCGCCAGCGTCGATCTCGACCGCGTCCCCGCGCTCGCCGAGGACCGCGAGCGGTTGTGGGCGCAGGTCAGCGGTGCCGACTTCCTGAGCAGCGCGGAGAAGCGCGCGCTGCTCGGGTTAGAACGGCCATAGGGGCGGAACTTCGCCTGTGTAATTCTCGGTGAAGCTGCACTCGCCCCGATCGTGGTGGAAACTCCCGCCCGCATCGTGGCAGTCATCGGCCGCGAGAGAATCGATCGAATAAAGATAGCCTGCATAGGCGAGCACCCCTGCGGCCATGAGGCCCACGATCCAGAGACACCCCGATTTGAAGACCCGCATCGGCGCTTTCTGCCCGATTGCAAAGCGATAGGGAAGCCATGACCAGAGAAGACATGCTCGCGCGGCTGATCGCGCAGGCCCGCACCGAAGGAGGCGAGCTGATTACCCTGCGTGCGGTGGTCGAGGAAGCGAGCGAGCTGGGCGCGAGCCGCGTTCTCGACCGGCTCGGCCTCGCCGATCCTGGCGCGCAGGACGATCTGGGCGAATTGCGCGAGCTGCTCTCGGCCTGGCGCGATGCCAAGGCGAGCGCGTGGAAGGCGGCGGTCGAATGGCTGGTGCGCGGCGTGCTCGCGCTGTTGCTGGTGGGTATTGCAGTGCGGCTCGGCGTCGGGGACATGCTCTCGTGAGCCTGCGAATCGCGGGTTATGCCGCGCTGTTCGATCACGCCGACGCCGCGCGCGACACGATCCGCCGCGGCGCTTTCGCCCGCACGCTGGCCGAGCGACGGGAGCCCATCCCGCTCTATTGGCAGCACAGCCCCGACCGGCGCATCGGCTGGGTCGACCGCATAGGCGAAGACACGCGCGGGCTCCGGATTGTCGCGCAGATCGACCAGCCACAGGGCCGCGTCGCCAAGCTGCTGCGAACGCGCGCAGTGAGCGGGCTCAGCTTCGGCTACCGCGCCCGCCGCTTTCAGCGGACAGCGTCAGGCCGCATGCTCGAAGAGATCGACCTGTTCGAGGTCAGCGTGGTCACCCAACCGCTGCAGCCGCAGGCACGGATCCACTTAACCGCCTGACCCGCCCCGCCGCCCCGAACGATGCCCCTCGCCGCCTTCGGGCGGCTTTTTTGTGCCCTGAAGAAAGAGGACCCTGCTATGGAAACGACCACCCCCACCGATCCCGCCGAAACGAGCTTCGATATCGTCGCGCGCCAGGACTCGCTCGCGGCCGATGTCGCGCTGCTGCGCGGCGATGTCGATGAGGTGAAGGCCCGCGTCGAGAAGATCGGCCGTGTCGCGAGCCGCCCTGCGCTTTCGGGCGCTGCGGATCCCGCGCCCGAAGTGAAGGGCTTCGTCGACGGCTATCTGCGCCGCGGCGCGACAACCGAAGTCAAGTCGCTCACCGCCGGCGTGCCCGCTGATGGCGGTTATGTCGTGCCGCAGCAAATCGACGCTGCTATCGCGCGCGAACTCACCGCGATCAGCCCGATCCGCGCCATCGCGCAGGTCGTCCAGACCGGCAGCGCGGGGTACCGCAAGCTCATTACCACCGGCGGCACCGCCAGCGGCTGGGTCAGCGAGACCGCGGCGCGGCCCGAGACCGACACGCCCGAGTTTGCCGAGATCGCGCCTCCGACCCACGAGCTCTACGCCAATCCGGCAGCGAGCCAGGCGATGCTCGACGATGCTGGCTTCGACCTCGAGAGCTGGCTCGCGAGCGAGATTGCGATGGAGTTCGCGCGCGCCGAGGGAGCCGCTTTCGTGGCGGGTTCGGGCAACGACCAGCCCGCTGGCTTCCTCACCGCCCCGACCGCGACCACGCCTGACGACCTACGCGCTTTCGGCACGCTCCAATATCTCGGGACGGGCGCGGCAAGCGGGCTCGGTGATGCGCCCGAGAACCGGCTGATCGACCTCGTCCACGCGCTGAAGGCGGGTCACCGGCAGGGCGCGAGCTTCGTGATGAACTCGGCAACGCTCGCGGAGGTGCGCAAGCTGCGCAGCGAGGACGGGGCCTTCCTGTGGCAGCCGGGACTGGTCGAGGGCCAGCCCGACCGGCTGCTCGGCTATCCGGTGGTCGAGGCGGAGGACATGCCCGATATCGCCGCGGGCGCAGTCCCGATCGCCTTCGGCAACTTCCGCCATGGCTATCTGATCGCCGAACGCAGCGCGACGCAGGTGCTGCGTGACCCCTTCACCAACAAGCCCTTCGTGCATTTCTACGCCACCAAGCGCGTCGGCGGGCA